AGCAGTTCCTGCTGTATATGTATAAGTAGGGGCATTGTTTGTAACAATATTGCCTGGAACTGTGTTCCAAGTAGCAGCAGTTCCTGCTGTATATGTATAGGTTGGAGCATTGTTAGAGGCAACAGGGCTTGAAGAAGGGTTGTATGAAGACGCAGTTGAAGCTACAAAAAGAGAGGGGGCGGGGGAACCATATGCTCCAGCTGTTCCAGCATTACCTGCAGAACCAACAGAACCCGCAGAACCTATAGCTCCATTAACTGCAATAGTTCCAGCACCAGAGATTGTTTTAGCAATGACAACAACTACGCCACCACCTGGGCCACCTGCTCCACCTGCTCCACCTGCTCCACCTGTTCCTGCAGTACCTGGAGAACCTGTTGCACCTTTTCCTCCAGGTGCGCTAACAGTGTTTGTGTTGGGCGGATAGTTTCCAACTGCACCAGCGCTTCCTGCGTTAGCAGTTCCAGCGTTTCCTGTTGCGCCTGCAGCACCTGTAGAGCCACCAGCACCACCTGTAACAGGAGTTGGGGTTGCTGTTGTTGCATCCATATAAAGTGTGGATATTAAATTTGTAATATCATAAAAGAACTCTTTACCAGCAGTTAACTGTGAGGCTGTTTTATCACCTGAAGCGCCACCTAAAGAGTTAACGGCATTGGATCCAGCAGTAGCTCCACCGCTTACAGTTCCAATAGCTGTTGTGTTAGTTAGTCGGGAAATCGTAGAGCTGCCACTTACAAATGTAAGCGTGCCTTTAACAAAGATGCGGTACCCAGCTGGGTCCAAGTTAATTCCAGAGTTAATAGTGAGATTGTTGTACTGCATATCTCTTGTCAAAGTTGTATTGACTGAGATAGTCACATCACCATCTGCTCCAGACCCGTATACAAATAACCCACCTGAGCGAGTATTTAATACTATAGGCGCGGATGCGACAGACATTAGCTAATCTCTACTCCTGATATGTGTACGTTGACTGAGGTGGTTACTGAAGCAAGGCCAGAAAGGAAGGCTCCAGTTGGCATAATAATAGCAGTATCAATTGTTGTTGTTGTGTTGGCTGGCACGTTTACTTCACCCAATATCTTGTTTCCCGCAGCGGCAGTGCCAGCGCTTGGAACTAAATACAAAGTAACGCTACGGTCAGTAGATGTGTAGTTAGACAAAAGGATAGTCTTTACAGTAGTTGTAGTGCTAGCAGGTACCGTATAAAGGGTCGCTGCAGTAGCAGTTAGCCCCGTCACTGCTGTTAATTGCTTAGTTGTATATGTTGCCATTTTTATCCTTTTCTTTTAGAGTATTAGAGCAAAATACCAAGCATCATCAGCCGAGTGTACATGGTCTGCTCGTGCAGGTATTGCAGAGGTTCCTGCTGCTGCTGTTCCTAATGCTGCTCCAACGGTAGATGATAAAAGCGAGCCAGCAAGCCCAGATGCTGAAATTGTTGATGTGGTAGATAACGCTCCTGCACCAGTTAAAGTTGCAGCTAAAGTAGTTCCGCCATACCACTTAAATGAATGTGATGCTGAAGTAGGAACCGATACCCAGTGTCCAAATGACTCAACGCCTATTGCATGGTCAACTGAAGCAGCAGCAACTGCTGGGTATAAAACAATTTTAGTTCCTGCTGAACGAGTAGTAAATGAAGGTGCTGCACCACCAGCAGCATTAAAATCAATTCTATTTCCATTAGCACCATTGAGTAATATTTGACCACCAGCATCTGCTGTGTTGTTAGCAAGAGTTGAGGTTATTTGATTACTAAAAGTATTAGTTCCTGACCAACTATTGTTGGTTGTTAAAATGCTTGTTCCTGAGGTTCCTTGCGCACCTGTATCTCCAGTACGGGTAAAGGTAATAGATTTATTTACTGCTCCTGGGAAAGTGCCTGAAACATAACTTACTGGAACAGTTCTCCAAGTCCCATTATCTGTAATGTTTCCAGTTACTGTAAATGAGGCCCCACCACCACCAGCAAGAGCAGCAAAGAATAGTGTTCCTTTATTTGTGGTATTTGTAGAATCATCCCAAAGCGCAATTTGATTTGCTCTTCCAGTTGCATCAGCGTCAGTTTCGCTTATATACATTTCAGTAACAGATGCAGCAGTTACGCTATTTAATCTATAGTAGCCAGAGCCAGGGTCTGCTGCAGTTGTAGTTGCATCGTATATATAGTAAAACCCAGGGATAGAACCAGCTGTACCCTGCGCACCAGTAGTTCCCTGGCTTCCAGTAGTTCCTTGTGTTCCAATAGTTCCTTGTGAACCAGTGGTTCCTTGTGTTCCTGTAGTTCCCTGTACACCAGCATCAGACCAAGAAGCGCCGTTATAAACTTTTATTTTTCCACTAGTAGTATTAAAATAGGAGTCCCCAGCACGTTGTCCCGTAGGGTCGCTTGCAGCCGCTAATAGACCTAGCGGAACTAAAACCTTACGGGACATACGAGGGGACTCCTAAGTTAATTAAGCGTGAACTACGACTCGGTATGTCTCTCCTGAAAGTGGGGCGACTGCGAATCCGATAGTAACTGTGTTAGTAGTAATGTATGTTACATCAGTTATAACTTCCATAGCGCTAGAAATTTCATAGACAGTTACTTGAATGTCTGTAGTTCCTAGGCTGTGTGTAAGTGTAAACTCTGTAGCAGAGTATGGAGATATTGGGGTAATAGTAGTTGCGTACTTGCGCACAACAACTGCTGTATCAATCTTAAGACCGTTAGCTGACTTAGAGAGCCCAGAAGCGGTATCAAGTTTTGCGCTAAATGTTGAACCAGTTAAATCAATACCATCACCAGCAAGATACGTTCCAGCCCCTGAGAACTGTGTGAACGTTAACGAGGTAGTATCTAGTGTTATTGCATCGTCTGTTGTAAGAACCCAACCAGTGTTTCCATTGGTTGTACCTTCTGATACGAAGGTAAATAGACCAGCAGTAACTTCTGCGCTTAGGTTTGCATCTTCTGCACGAGTAGGTGCACCAGAAGCTTCTACTACATAAATACCGTTTTCTGAGCCAGTTGCCTGATTCTTAATAAGAATTCGGTTACCAGTAGCAAGTGTTACTCCATCTACAACATCGCCATTTTCAAACGATGAGGCAAGAGTTCCAGCTACTGCGGTTGCTACACGAACTGACGCCTTAACATCTAGTCCACTTGCAGTCGCATCAACATAAGCCTTAGTAGCAATTGTTGTAGTATCAACTGTGAGTGCTCCACCACCTGAAAGTGATAGACCAGAACCTACAGAGAGGATTCCAGCATTCTCACCTTGGATACCTTGGGAGCCTGTAGTGCCCTGGGCGCCAGTTGTACCTTGAGTTCCAGTTGTACCTTGGCTACCAGTTGTACCTTGAGTTCCTGTAGTGCCTTGAGAGCCAGTTTCGCCTTGTACACCGTGAGGTAAGTAGAGATCCCAATCAGCAGGGGTGCTAACTGGGTCACCTAGTGCGCCGTTTGAGGTTGCAATGTATAGGTTTCCATCAGAGCCAGATACAACGGCAACTCCACTAATGTAGCCGCTGAGACTGTTGTAGTTACCTAAGTAAGCAAAGCCAGTTCCAGTTGTACCTTGGGTACCTGTAGTACCCTGCGCACCTGTCTGTCCTTGTAAGCCTGTTTCGCCTTGTGTTCCAGTCTCACCTTGAGCTCCAGTTGTTCCTTGGGCTCCAGTCTGACCTTGTAGACCTTCAAAGCCTTGAAGTCCTGTTTCGCCCTGAGTACCAGTGGTACCTTGGGTACCAGTTTCTCCTTGAGTACCAGTTTCTCCCTGGGTACCAGTTTCTCCCTGAGCTCCAGTAGTTCCCTGAGCTCCAGTCGTACCCTGTACACCAGTAGCACCGTCTAGATTGATTGTCCAGTCTCCACGGAATCCTGAACCAACTACGTCGTTGATGTTTACAACAAGTGTGTTAGTACCTGATGTGTAACTGACCACTGTTGCAGACATGTGGTTATTTACATCGTAAGCAATTACTACATCTTGACCAACTGAGTAAGCAAGGTCTGCGTCATCTAATACAAACGAAACGTTTGTATCGGCTCCGACTATTGTGTAGTCAGTACCCGAAGTTGTGCGGTAACGGTCTGAGTGTCCTTGGATACCCTGTGTACCAATTTCACCTTGAATACCTTGAGTACCATCAAAGCCTTGTAGACCTTGAGTACCTTCGTAACCTTGAATACCTTGTTCGCCTTGAGTACCAGTTTCACCCTGAGCACCTGTGTAACCTTGTAAACCAGTTTCTCCTTGAGTACCAGTTTCTCCCTGTGCGCCAGTAGTTCCTTGCGCACCAGTTTGACCTTGTAGACCTTCAAAACCTTGAAGACCTGTTTCACCTTGAGTTCCAGTTTCGCCTTGAGTTCCTGTGGTTCCCTGAGAACCTGTAGTTCCTTGTACACCTTGTGCAGCAAGTAACGTCCAGAATGTTCCTTCTGTAGGAGTGTCTCCAAGGTTGCCGCCATTAGCATGCTTGCGGTACCAGGTCTGTCCTAGGTAAGTTGCTACATCGCCAATTGCATACGATACTCCACCGCTATAAGCGCCAGTAAAGTTCCATAGTGCTGCTGTTCCTTGAGAACCAGTATTTCCCTGTGTACCAGTAGTACCTTGTGTTCCTGTAGTTCCTTGCGAACCTGTGGTTCCCTGTGAACCAGTTTCTCCTTGAGAACCAGTAATACCTTGAGTACCATTTTCGCCTTGAGCTCCAGTAAGACCCTGAGTACCTGTAGTACCTTGGGCACCAGTAGTACCTTGTGCACCAACATCGCCTGTGCGAGCAAATGTAAAGAGAAGCTCTTCCCCATTAGTAAATGCTCCTTGACCAGAGACATAAGCAACTTCTACATCAAACCAGTTTGGTGATGAATCTGTAACACCAGAGATTGTGTAGAGGGCAAAAGTAGCGGTATCAAATTTTCTAGAGACCTTTACGTGACCCTTAATGGTAGATGTAGAATCATCAATAGTGGTTAAGAAACTAGAGACGTCATAGTTACCATCAGCAGGATTATCATCCAATGCAAGGTGTGTAACTAGAGTTGGGTTAGCATTGTTAAAGCGAGCATTGTTGTCGCCTGGGTCTGACATTGTAACGGTGTTACTATAATTGTAAACAATTGTGATACCACCGAAGTTACCTTCAGCACCTTGAGTACCAAGCTCACCTTGAATACCTTGAGTACCTGTTTCACCTTGAACGCCTTGAGTACCATTTTCGCCCTGTACTCCTTGAGTACCCGTTTCTCCTTGAGTTCCAGTTGTACCTTGCGAACCAATCTCGCCTTGAGTTCCTGTTTCTCCTTGAGTACCGGTAGTGCCCTGTGTACCATCGTTACCCTGTAAACCTGTTTCGCCTTGAGCGCCTGTGTAGCCTTGAGTACCAGTCTCACCCTGTGTACCAGTCTCACCCTGTGTACCAGTCTCACCCTGTGTACCAGTCTCACCCTGTGTACCAGTATTTCCTTGAGTACCTGTATTTCCTTGAGTACCTGTATTTCCTTGAGTACCGGTAATGCCTTGCGCACCAGTGGTTCCCTGAGATCCAGTATTTCCTTGAGTACCTGTTGCACCTTGTGCACCTGTGCTTGTATTAATCCAAGCAGTGCCATCCCATGTACGTAGGTAGTGAAGTGTTGTGTCAAAATAAATTTGGCCGGCAACAGGGCTAGCTGGAGCGGACGCTAAGTTTTGAACCCGAGCATTCTGGAGTTCTAGCTTGTTTAAATCAATCGGGGTTAAAAACTTACGTGCCATTTGTTATCTCCTTTTAAGATAAGTATGCCTTGCCTGAGAATGCGGATGAGAATGAGACCGTAAGTGAGTCCGAATTAGTATACGTAATTTCGCCTTCATATATAGTACCAGAGGAATCTTGTACTGTAAGGTTAGGAAAGAACCCTAAATTATGGGTTATTGTCCATGAGTCACTTGCTACCCCTTGTGTATGAGTGTAAGCAACTCTGTCTGTTTTAAAGTACAAATTAGTAGTGCCTTCAGACACATCATCGCTTGTACTTACCGCAGACCCAGAAATTCCTTGGGTTCCTGCAATACCTTGAGCGCCTGTTGCGCCCTGCGCCCCTGTTCCAGAAGGTCCTTGGATACCCTGAGTTCCTTGGGTTCCTGTGCCGGTAGTTCCTTGTGGTCCTCTAGGTCCGCCTTGTCCTACCGTAATAACAATAGGGCCAGTATCTACCAAACAGCTACATATGTCTTCACAGGTGCACGTCATACTGTTACCTCCTGTGTAGTTATAACTTTGCCTCTAATATAGGTTACCTCGTAGGTTGGATCAGATAGGGAGGTAGCCTGTAAATCCCAGAAAGCACGAGGAGGAAGATGATCTGTTGCTAAACGTGGTAAAGAGACTTCAATCTTACTTAGTGTCTCTGATGTAGATATAGTTGTGATAGTAAAGGTTGCCCAAGTAGCTGGAGCATTTGGATAGGTACGAATTTGTGCTTTAAACTCTAACCCTGTAACATCAAATGGGAAATCAAATTCCGCACTCCATGAGTCACCTTGGTACAAAAGAATGTCATAAATTTGCGCAGTAGTTTCCATTGGGCTATGTCCCATAATTTCACTACCTAGATACACACGTTCTGGCTTACTACTATCATCAATTTCTTGATTAAGATATACTGGAATATAGCGGTTAGTTAGGCGGCTAATACGGCGTAGTGTTCCCATTTCAATACGGTATAGACCAACCCCGAGCATACTACATAGTTCTTTGTACTGGTCTTTACGGGTTTGTACAATTTCCATAACTTGGCGAAAACGCTCAGATCGTGGAATAGACACTCCGTCAGGAGAAATAATATCAATATCAAAAGATGCATCTGTGGCTAACGTGTATAGGGCCAGAGAGGAAGCTAAAATAACTAGCGGGTACTCGTCAACAGCTGGAAGAGTACGAAGAGTAGCGTGGGTACCATTACTATCAACAGTTGTTCTTGCATGCTCTGTAAAGGCGGTACTAACGTAATAGCAAATTTCAGAGGTGGTAAAGTAGCGAAATGCGGTTCCGGTAACAGTAATAACTGAGTTATTAGCTGGAGCAGTATCTAGGATCAATAAACCCGTAGCTTCCTCTACAGTGACGTCCGTAGAGACGTCTGACCCATTTACCTTAATGACTAGGGTTGCACCGTCCACAGGGGCCTCAGAGAGCTTAAAACGGGTATTGATGCCGTCCCCAGTAAAGGTTTCATAAATAGATCGTCCAGTATCGCCAAGCTCAGCCCTAAGTCGGCTAGCAAGTGCGCTAAGAGTTGCCACGAATCCTCCAATTACAGTATACGCTAATCATCTATCATTTTGGTAAAACATTCAGTATAAACAACAAAAGACCCTCACAGACAGGAGGGCGGTTAGTCTGTGAGGGCACATTTATTTGTGGGCTTTAGAGCCGATCGTAGAGATATCCCTTTTCTTTAAGGTGATCCGCTACTGCTTTAGAAACCTTGTACTTCTTGCCGGTTTCAAAAGAATATGTGTTTCCCGCTCCAATAGTCATATGGTCGATATTTTCTGCGACACGTACAACTACTGAGTCATCAGCTAGAGATACGCCGACGCTTTCAACCTCATCAATTACTGTAGGTTGATCTGGAAGTGTGAGATCTGTAATCTCTGTTTCATTCTTGTAGTTTTTAACTACAGTTGCCATAGACATTTCGTTTGCACGTGCTGCTAGTACTTCTGCACTTGCTGCGATCTGTGCTTCACGTTGACGGCCTGTTACATCTGTTACTTTTGCTTTTGCCACGATTATTATTCTCCTTGTAGGTTTGTTTGTGTTGGGGAGCTGGATTTTAAGGCCCAGCTCCCCCTTACTTTAAATTAGTTAGTTTCTGCAATAACTACAGATTGGTCAGTGATTAGACCAAGACCGTAGATAGCATACCAAGCAAGAGCGTGCTCACGACCGAAGTCTAGAATACCGCCGTCACGAAGTTCCACTGGAAGTGAAATAGCGTGACCGAATGCGTTGTCACCAATAAAGATCGCTGAGTAGCGATCCTTGTTGCCGTTACCTGTCTTTGTGATAGGGGTTGTGTAACCTCCACCAGTTGGGTAAGCGATGTCTGCAGGAGCTACAACTGAATCAGCTGAGTATCCTGAACCGGCACCGTTTGTTACCTTTTCAATCTGAGTTGTTTCGATGAATACTGTGTCGTATAGACGACCAATTTCACCTAGCATGAAGTTACCAGGTGCTGCGTACTTGGTTACTTCAATGAACTCAGGATTGTCACGAAGGCGACGAGATTGGTGAGGATGCACGAATGCAACATATGTCTCACCTAAACGAGGGATGTTCTTTGTTGAGAGTGTCTCAACTGCGTCTTTAACAACGTGTGGAGATAGGTAAGCTGCACCTGTAAGTGTCGCACGTGATGTTGCCATTGTGCCGTAGTCATACCAGTTGTTAGAGCCTGTTAGAGCTGAGCGATCTTCACCGTAGATAACAGATGAAGCGGCCATGAGTGTGTCACGAGCCTGTCCATCAAGGTAAAGTGCCATGTTACGTCCAAGAAGACGTGAAGCTGATGCCATAACGTCATCGAATGATGCGTTAAGTAGTAGCTCTGATACAGCAATTGCAAAGCCATGCTCTGCTACTGTGATTGAGAACTGCTGTGCTGTTAGTGCGTTAGTTGACATACGAACACCTTCAACTAGTGAAGATGCGAAGCCAAGGTTGTTGTAACGCATGAAGTTAATCTGTAGACCAGGTGCTACACCTAGTTCTGTCTTCTTAACAGCGAACTGTTCGAAGCGAAGAATTGGCATTGACTGGAATAAAATTTCCTTTGACCAGATGGTCTGAATTGCTTGTGTAAGCTGGCTGTTAGCGCCAGAGTACGCTGTAGGTGCTGCGGCTAAATTGCCGGTACCTGTTACGGCTGCTGCCATGTCGGTGTTACTCCTTAGTTAGTTTAGTTAAATTTCTTGGGTAGTTTACCCGAAGATTCCTTTGTTCTTAGAATTAGCTGAGTCTCCCATCAGCTTTCCTCGATGCTTTGCGTATTCAGTAACCGACATAGCGGAGATTTGGTCCGCTGTAAACGACTGTGAGTCCGAATTATTTTCCATTGTTGGTGGCAATGTTGTTCGTGTGCCTGTCATGTCACGACGCTGATCTTGAATTGCTTTTTGCGCCGATTCCAAAATCTTAGCTGAGCGTTCTCTAAGACCGGTAATACTGTTTTCTACTTCATCGTGGGTATTTCCTGAGATTAGATCTACAAGCTCAGGGATAATATTATCACGTTCTTCTTCTAGACGACGAGAGCGATATGCAGTGAGTTCTGCATATTGACGTTCACGTTCTAGAAGGGCATCTTTACGAGCCGCTTCCTGACGGATTGACTCAATTTGTTCTGCCCATTCTTTTTCTTTAGTTTCAAAAAGTGTGCGGACGTCCATTTCAGATTCAGCTTTGCGTTTTGCTTCAGTATCTGACTCTAACTTAATACGTGTAGCTTCTGCTTCACGTTCTTCGTCACGCTTCTTTAGAAAGTTTACTTCTTCTTTTAAAGAATCAATTTGAGGGTAGAGCTTAGATTTCTCTTGCTCACGGACCTTCTTAAGATCATCTTCTGTATAACCCTTAACCTCTACAAGATTTGTATTTGGTGGGGTGTTTGGTGTTGTGCCGGCTGCTTCAGATGCGAATGCTTCTTGTGCAACTACGCTTTCTACAACGGGTGAATCTGCCATGATTATTCCTTTAGGTTAAGAGGTCGTTGTCCGAGTAAGTATCACGATGACCTGCGGGTTTGTTTGGTATATAGTCTGTCAAATTATTAGGGTATTGACAGCCTAAATCTATTTATTTTCCTCAGAGTTAGGGGTGTCTGTTTGAGAGCCACCCATTTCACGCTGTGGAATTTTTGTACCGTATGCTTGAGTAACTAGCTCACTTTGCATCTGGGCCAATGTCTGCTCTTCAAACGGGGTAATAACCCCAGGCTGACCAAGAGGTCCAGGACCTGTGCCATCCCCAGGAGCTGCTCCAGGAGGAAGAGTTCCATCCGGCATCATACCAGTTAATGATGTGATAGCTGAATTGATCTGTTGTCTGATAAGGTTAAGGGCACCATCGGACTTAGCGTCAGCGATAAGCTCTGCTCTGATCTCTTCCAACTTCTCATCTGGGAATTCCTCACCCAGCTGGCGTAGGGCGCCTTCACGGCTCTCTAGCTGCATGTTCATCTTCTGCTGGATTTCATTGAGAACAATAAGCTTATCCAATGGAAGTGGAGGTGGGAAGTGAATAATAGATTCATATGTAAGTGGATCTAGCAAGTTTAGCTGTGGTAGCTGCTGTGCTTTAATAGGTCCGTTAACCTCTGGATTATAAGTAAAGGTCTCAGGTTCTTTAAATGCTAGGGTCAGAAGAACAAGTTCGTTAATGCGGCGTAAGCCTTCTCCATATTGAACAATCTTCTGCTGGTAGCGGTTCATCAAAGGCTGGTACTGGATAGATAGCGCAACACCGGATGTGTTAGAGATAGGCTGAACTTGTCCAAGAGCTGTCTCTGGAACACCAACCATTTCGTGCATGGCAGTCTTAATGATCTTAAGGTACTCCATAGCACCGACTAGACCTTGTCCGCCGCCTTCTAGGTTGAATACCTGTGCATCCTTTGGAAGACCTCCCCAAACTTTCTTAGGGCCCTTCTCAAGTCCTGCTGCCTTAGCACCTGTAATAACAGTAACTGGAGCTGCGTGGTAGTTAATAATATCTGCGATGTCTGTTGCAACTTCATTATAGTTACGGTTAAGCACAATAATGTCGTGGCAATCAGATAGTCCCCATGGAGAACCTGAAACGCGGACGTTAGGAATGTGAATGACTGGGACTACACCAATAGGATTTGGTCGGCTATCAATGAGCTCATCGTTAATGTATTCCTCAATGCGGTCATCAGTCAAAATTTCTGTGTATGTGTAGATCTGTCGTGTACCCTCTACAGAGGTGCCCCAGAAGCGGTACTTAAGCTTAAAGCGGATTAAGCGTGAACGATCATGTGGGTGGAATTCTGGAAAACAAAAAGAAGAGTTAAGAGGAAGAATACGTACACGGCCTGGGTGTGGACGGCCTGTTGAATCTTCATATGCTTCTTCATACGCTACTTTAACAAAGCAATCGCCTGATACTCCGCCTTGTTGGCCCATCTCCCACATAACACCATGCTTATCGTTATCAATTTCCCAAACACGTTTTAATAAGTCTGGAACAATAGCTTCGGTTGCAATTGGGCTTCTGTATGTGGCACCACGGCCAAACGTAAAGTTAATAATAAAATCTGTAAATGCTCTGTAATAATTGTAAACCATTTGGGACTCACCGAACTCTCGGCGGTACGACCAATGGTGACCTAGATACATTGCCCAGTTAAGTGAGTATCTGTTTAAACGTGGACCATGAACTTCAAACTCTTCATCAGCTAGCTCTACTAGACCAAGTGGAGAAATAGAGATAGTTAAGTCACTTGACGCCGCTCTATACGACGGAGGACTAAAGTCTACTCCACCACTCATTTATTAAGTCCGTTCATGTTTACCCTCATACTACTAGATTAGCTTACTTGGTTTGCCCTTACAATAGGCCCAGCCCCATTGCTGGGGCCAGGACTATCGTAGTATAGCGTACTTTTAGTCAGCTACCGATGCAGGGTTCATACGCTCGTAGCGTGAACCATTGCGGATAACTTCTTCGATTACAAGTTCAGAGTGATCTCCAAAGTTACCTTGTGCAAATTCGCCAAGATATGTTGGAGCTTCGACCCATGCTGCTGAGCCTACATGTGCACGCTCACGCATTGTCTCTTCTGGGTACTTCTCGAATACGTTTGAATTGTGGTTAGGACGACCTGCTGGTGTGTCATAACCCTGATCCAAACCAAGTTGGAAATCATTTGGAACGTCAGTGTCAGTTGCAATACCTTCTTCAAAACGAAGTGGTCCACGAAGGCCTGGTGTTGCTGGTGACATTTTACGCTCATATGTGTTGCCTGGGCGCTCTGGGAATCCAGGGGCTGGGGCGATGTTTTCTACTGCCATTTTTATTCTCCTATAGGTTGGGATTGAGGTCCTCAGGCTTAATTCTGCCTCTTTTTTACTTGTGTGTACTGCTAAATCTTTAATACTTAAAAGAATGGGGAATTACTTACCTCAACAGTTGGCATAACCATATCTACTGTCATAGAGCAGGCAAGGGATAACGAGTCTACAAAGTCGTCATGGGCGTGTGCCTCATCAGGAGCCGCAACTAGGAAGTTGGGGCCTTTATAGGTAATTTCGGCATCTGTCATCTGCTGGTAAAACTTCTTCCAAATACGAAGTCGTCGTGTCTTAGCATGGGCTGGCCATGAAACCATTTGCCGTTGGATAAGAGCCTGAAGGTGTTTCCATCTCTTTGACTGCTCAGTAGGGCTAGAGGTAAGTGGTATAACTTCTGCACGTGGCATTAGTATCTTAAGACGACCAGCTACTGCATCACCAACGCCGTTAGCGTCAATACCAATAGCAAGTACATCGTAGTTAGATAAGAACTGTTGAATCTGGAAGTATTGCTCTTCCCAGTCATCTCCCTGCATTTCAAGCCAGTTAAGAACTCTATGGTCATAGTAACCGTATTCATCTGGTCTATCCCAGTCTACCCACACAACAGTTACTACAGTTGAGTCCATCTTGCGTGCGGGGTCAATTCCTACAACAACTGGTGAACGGTGGTAGGACTTAACAACCTCTTGAGAGGTATCGCCTAGATCATCCATAGTATTTGAAGTAATAAACATACCGCGGTCTAAAAGCCACTTACAGTTGTAGGATAGCTGGAACTCATCAGAGTCCTCACCAATACGAAGCATTTCTTTCTTAATAAACTTACCGTAGTTGTCGTTAAACTTAACTACATCTTTCCAGTCCCATTGGAAATGGTTCTGCTTGGAATTACGTCCCTGTGTCTGTCTACGTCTATTCATTGTAATGGCACGATAAAAGTTATTCTTATGGGTTGTAGGTGTGCCTGTCTTAACCATAGTAGCGTTATAGTACGCACCCATAGGAGCAATAGACTTGGATACCACAAAGTCGTCTGCTTCTTGACACTCATCTATGATAATAAGGTGGAAAGACTTAGATTCAATTTTAGCTCTAGGGTTAGCTGTCATCATCATAAGCGTGCTTCCAGAGTTTCTAAGCTTGATGTTTCTAACAACCCCGGGGTTTTTACCTACAATGTCATCAATCTCAGGATCACCAAGAACTTGAAGAGCCTGTTCGCTAGTTAATCTAGATACTGTACGTCCATATAGTGTTTCTACCTGTGATTGAATAGGTGCAAACATTCCCACCCAAATGCCATCACCAAACTTACCTAGTAGATCTGGGTACATTTTAGCTAACCGTGGAAGAATAACCATAAGTGTAGCCACTGTATTAGCAATTGTTTCTGATTTACCTGACTGACGAGATGCAAGAGCAGTTACCTCTTCGCCATCGTTAATAATAACAGACTCAATAATACGACGAGCTAACGGCGCTTGGTATGGGTGAAGTTCATGGCCTACTAGTAAAACCATAAATTCCATGACTTTACTAACTAATAGCTTAACAAACTCTTTAGAGAGCTCATCTAGCTCATCTTCTTCTTCTTCAAGAAGTGGAAGATCTTCGTCAAGCTCTTCTAACTCAACCTCATCAAACGTATCTTCACTCATTTTGAGACTCGTGCGTGTAAGCTTTCTACGATGGCGTGTAAAGCCTCTGTATTTACTCTAGCCTCTTCTAAATAAGCCACTGCCTCAGTCTTTTGCCAACTCGATAGATTTTTACCAATAGAGTAAAGAACTGAGTCACTCCAAGGAATTAACTCAGAGATAGGTAGCATTGCTGCTCTCTTAGTCATTTTTGAAACTGCACGTTCGTGTTTCTTCTTAAATATCATTTTCCGCCCCGTATCTAATATAGTTCCAGTCTACCTCATCTTGTGACATTGCCCGTCCCTTGACTGCATGAGTCAAAGCAGATCTTTCATCATACTTACGAACCCATTTTCCAACAATAAGTGAAAGACGTGTAAATGGTAGTCGTATAGATACGCCAGAACCAAAACGGTACTCTCCGTCAAT